CCAGATTATCGTGACAGAACATTACCCGAAAAAACTTTGGATTCCTTCAAGCTCAATTTTATCTTCATGATGACATTTGAAACATTTGAAATCCAACGTCTTTTTCAACTTAGGCATCGTATCGAAGAAGTGTTTGATTTTTTCAATATCACTCATTTGTAATTGATCAATGAAATCTTGCAATTCCTGTTCAGAAAAATCTTTTGCGTAGTAGACATTTTCAGCATCATAAACATAGTCAATGCATTTGATGGTTATACTCAAAACTGCCGAAATGTCATCAGTTGTGTTGATTGCATCCATCATAGTCAAATCTGGATATTTCATAACAACGCCAAATTTTTCTGTGATTTGAATTTTTTTATCGTGATCCAATTCGAATTCAGGCACAATCTCTGTCAACTTTAAATCGATCTCTACTAAATTACCACAGGTCTTAGCTTCACTGTTTTCATTCAATACTTGATTGTTGCATTTGTATTTTAGATTGACAACTTCACCAACAGACACTGCTCTCAGATTTAGAAATAGATATTCAATATCAAAAAGAGGCAACTTCTCAACTTCAAAATTGTCGGTCAGAATACAATTATTTAAAATTTGTTTGATGATTTTGATAACAGCATCAACATCATCACTTTCGTTTGCCATGAGGAACAGCTTTTCCTCTTTAACTGTGAATGGACGATAGTCCAATTTTTGACCATTAGACTTCAAAGTGATCGTGTAGACCGGCACATCAATTTTTGGTAAACCCATATTATCTCCATTAAATTAAATTATATTTCGGATGCTTGGTATAATACCTCGCAACTGATTTCTGATAGCTTCCGTCGGAACACCAGAAATCAATGCTGCACCAAGAACAGCGTCAGCATCATATTTGCCCTGATAGAGCGTTTTGTATTTTCTGTACGAAAATTGTACAGTCAGTCTATGGAAGCTATCCTCGCCCCAATTCAACGGCTGTGAAGCAATGGATATGGGAAACGCATCAATCATTTCCACTGCATAAATTTGTTTGATGAAATCATCATACTGAATGATTTTCAAATTTGTAAGGTATCTTGTATCATCATCGTTTGGAAATCTAAGATTGTGTGTGTCGTTTGGCATTATAGCCTCTATCCAACGATCAAACAATTTTCTCTCATAGAAATCATTTGTACACAGGAACGTCAATGAGATATCAGCAAACTGTGTCTGATAAGGAATCTTATATGTCGGACCATACACTTTAGCGTCTTGGGTCAATATCGACTTGCCTGGCAACTCAGTGCTTTCACACTGCAATGCAAGATATCGAGATATTGAACTATTTGTCGTTTTTGACTGCTCATCGGTATTGTCCCGATTGAAGATGTTTGTAATATCGCTAACGATTGTGTTGGGTAAATTCACAATCTGCTCAAGAACGGATTGCCCTATGAACTCATTGATGTACTTAGGAATCGGCAAAATTACCTGAAACCTATTCGGTTTAGCTAATCCACCTTTGTTGTTGATGTTCGATAGGAATATGTTTGGGAGAAATGCCATTACTTTTTCTTTCTTGAGTCTGCCCAGACTTTATTTTTATTTGCTTTTTCAAATTGCTCAACTGGTAGCAGTGCAGCAATATCCCATTCACTTGCAGAAATTTCTACGAATTGTCCTTGAACATGATTTCCTAGATATCGCTTGATGCATGGACTAGCCCCATATAGGCGACTGAATGATGCTAGTGCCTGATATGACAATTTCAATCTAGTCCTATCGTCAAATCGATTATCTGTGGCCAACTCAGATAATTTGTCTAAGAGAAGGATGCGCTGCTTTGGGTGAATGTAGTGTAAATTCAGCCCTAAGAACCCGTCTGGGTATAGTTCTATTGGAAAAACCAGGGGGAACCTGTCGTAATATGGCAGCGAATCTTTCGTTTTTGGATCATAGTAAAAGAAGTACAATTTGCCGATGATGCTCTTTGGAGTATTTCTTTCGGCTGATTTTGTCAACTTATGTGGAGTTGCACGTAAGTCTCCTATCTTGGATTGTAACCAAGTCCTAGCTTGCTCAGATCGAGCTTTATAACCCGTCTTTGCTAATTGTGCGTTTATTCTGTCTAGTAGATATGCCATGGTCTATTTATTCACGAAATACCCAATTCTTTTTCGGTCAGTATCTGGAATTTCCACCCATGTGTGTGACAGAATTCATCTGCGGCCTTCCATTTCATCTGATTTATTGCATATGTTGCAGCTTCCTGAAGGAACCGCTTGGTCTTTCTTTTCTGTACAGGACGCTGAGTTTGTGCAAATGGCTTGACCTCAATTACATGAGTCATAACGGTACCGTCTTTCCTTTGCACTTTTATGATGAAGTCAGGAAAATAACGGTGCCTTTTACCATCAACCGGCGACACATATGGAATCGCCAGCTCCTCGGATGACCACCAAATGATATCTGGGTGATCGTCAAACCATTTCATACATCGAAGTTCCCAAGAAGATCGATATATGATATTCTCGGCATTTCCGTTGTATTTTTTGGGATTCTGTGGGGTGAATCGACCCTTATAAGTATTCTTTCCAAATGACATATAAATATGTAGTCAACAAGGAACAACAATGGCAATTTTTAATTTGACCGATATTGAAATAAAACCAGCTAATAGAAGTGGCGTCTATGATGCCGCTGCGCGTGTCTCAAGAACACAATCGGATGAATTGTATAATACTGATATAATGCGATATCCACTAGATGTGGGCGGCGTGGATAAAGGTCATTATATGATTATTCATATAAACGAACAATATCATACACAATTTCCCTCAGGCTCACTCGCGGCAGATTTACCCACAGTTGCAGCAAATGCTAAAAAATATGGCATCAAAAAAATAAATCAGGCGATAGGAACGGTTGTCGGTGCAGTAGGAGATGTTGTGACTGACAGTGGTTTCACAGAAGCACTTACACCGCCTATTCGCATTCCCGACACGGCCAGAGACATATTGAACAAAGGCAAAAGTCAATTTGAAAGAATTGCTGATACTGTTGGTGTTAGAACCATACGTAGAACTACGGAGACCATTGCATTGTATATGCCGGACACCATGAATTTTTCGCAAGGACAGTCATACAATGAACTAGATTTGCAGAGTCCTCTAACAAAAACCATGGGAGAAATTGCTTCCCAGGTGGATGCCTACAAAGCTGGAAAGGGTTTTGCTGAGGGTATGGTAAACGGTATCAGTAATTTGTCGCCATTTTTTGCTAGTTTTTTACCAGGCAATTTGGGTCAAGCTGCGTTCGCTGTTGGTTTTGGCTTGGTTCATAATCCAATGATAGAGATGCTATATTCGTCTCCCCAATTTCGCCAATTTCGTTTTGATTTCATGTTCTATCCTCGCTCACAAAAAGAGGCAAAAGAGGTTCAGAAAATTTTGAGGAAACTGCAATTTCACCAAGCACCTGAAATTAGAAAAGATAGTTACTCAGTATTTCTGATTCCTCCATCTGAATTTGATATCAAGTTTTATTATAATGGTCATGAAAATCCAAACATACCAAAAATATCCACATGTGTATTGGAAAACATAGATGTTGATTATGCACCCAGTGGTTTTTCCACATACGAAGTCCCAGGACAATTCAAGCCAACTGAGGGTGGAACTGGAATGCCTGTAGCTATAAGACTTAGCTTATCATTCAAAGAGACTGAATTTATGACAAAAGATCATTATCAGAAATCGGATACTAGCTATAGTAGTGAATTTAATACGCTTGGGTTCTAAACACATGTCCAAATATTTCAACTTTTTCAATCAAATACTATATGACAATGTTGGTAATAACACCAACTATGATCTAATTACCAACATCACAACGAAATTTTCTTTTGATGAATCATTCAAGAAAAACTCTATAGTTTTTTATCAACACTCGATAACTGACGGTGAAACACCTGAAATGCTGGCCCATAAAATCTATGGCTCATCGGAGCGTCATTGGATTATATTATCACTGAATGATATTGTTGATCCTCGCTTAGAATGGCCCATAGAGCAAAGGAGCTTGATTGATTTGATAGATAAGACATATCAAAGCAGAGCAAATACTGCAAACAATCAAACAGGATTATCGTGGGCAAGAACAAACGTCCATTCATACTACGTCCAAGAAACACAGATAGACCAGACAAACAATAAAAGTGTCACACAAAACAGAATTGACGCAGGCACATATGCAAACACATCAATTGCAACACAAACTCTAACGACACCGAGTGGAAGCACGATTACGATTGAAACAAGCAAATATTTGAAAACATACTATGAATATGAAATTGAGCAGAACGACAATAAGAGAATCATAAAAATTTTGAAGCCGGAATATGCGCCACTGGTTGAGCAAGAATTTAGACAGGTCTTTAAATAATGCAAACAACGACACTTGGGTATGAGATATTAAATCTCACGATTGAATCTATTGATGGCAAGAATGGTATAGATATTAGATTCATTTTTGATGAAATCAACATTTTTGAGAATGTCATGCTGCCTTGCATGTCCGGCAACATCGTCATCCATGATGCGATAGGACTATCCACCAAACTGAACTTTGATGGAAGCGAGTATATTCGCATCAACATCACCAAGGACGATAAAACTCTAGGCAGACAATTTGATATGAATTTTGATAGACGATTTGTTATCTACAAGTTGTCCAATCGAAAAGAAGTTAATCAGAACTCTGAGATTTACACACTTCATTTTGTCTCGGATGAATTCATCCTCTCACAGCAAAAGAAAGTTAGAAAGAATTACAAAGATACTCATGACAAGATGATCATGAGTATCCTGAAGGAATATTTGAATTTAAAATTTGAGACACCACAAATTGGAAGCATATTTCCAACAAGTGGTGTGCATGAGTTGAATATTCCCAATCTATCGCCGTTTGATGCAATAAATTACATCACCAAACGAGCGATAGGGCCATCTGGACGCCCAGATTATCTGTTTTGGCAAACGCCACTGGCCGGATATAATTTTATGCCTCTATCGGAGATTCTAACATTCGATGCGCCACATACCATAACATTCGGTGCAAAAAATCTACCAGTCCAAACAAAAGAGAAACAATTTTTCAGTGAGTTGTATGGCGCTAGAGACTTGAAAATCATTTCACAGTATAACTACTCCGAAAACATCCAAGCTGGAGTTTATGCCGGCAAATTTATCGGTTTCGACACGATAACGCGAAAAATAAAAACGCATAATTTGTCATACTCAAATGTTTACAACATGGAACCAAATCATGCAAATGAGTATCCACACAATAACAAAATTTTGAATAAAGAATACAATACCGCAGACACGATGTATGATTCGCGTGTGACACTTTATCCATTCCAAACAAACAGAGCCAATAATTCATATCTACTGACTAACGACACACGTTCAACACAGAATATTGATGACACTGAAAAGTACATCCTACAGAGAAAAATGATATTGTCCAATCTAATGCAAAGGAAACTCAATATATCCATGCCTGGCAATTTCCAATATGTTGCAGGATCAATGATTGAATTACTTGTGCCTAAGAGAAATAACATCGATAAAGATGAATATACAGATGGTGACAAAACACTAAGTGGAAAATATCTAATCACAGGTCTACGACATGTCATAAAATTTGATAAACATGAAACGTTACTTGAAGTGGTGACTGATTCCACTAATTATGGAGCACGATAATGAGTGAAGATTTCGCAGGCAAAAACGGGCACCATTGGTTCACAGGCATCATCATTCAACGTGATGATCCGGCGAAGTTGGCTAGAGTTCGTGTTCGCATAATTGGTTGGCATGACGCAGGAACTAAGGTAGAAGATTTACCTTGGGCAGAGGTATTACTTCCAATAAACGCATCAAGAAATTTCAGTCTTCCTGCTGAGGGTGAGTGGGTTCATGGATTTTTCAAGGACGGTATCAATGGGCAACAACCTGTAATCGTTGGGGTATATCCAGGAATTATACCGACGGGAGTGGAGATTACCGATGAGCCCGCGTATTATCCACCGAAAGCCAACAACTCTCCAAAACTACCCACCGATGTGAAAAATGATCGTGTTGGTGAATCCAATGTTCCTGCGCTAGGAAGAGAACTGCTCGTTTCAACAGGAATTGAATTCTCAAATAATAACAGATCACATGCATGTGATACTACATTATATGTGAGGCGCTCAATTGGATATGCCACTGGACTGTCAAAGCAAATTGCTACGGCAATTAGAGCCGCAATCAAAGCATTTTTGAAAGCTATTGGATCGGCAACACCCTCCGGCGCAGGAGTTGCTGGCATGATCAAAAGTCTAGCACACTCAATCAAGAAACTGACAGAAATAA